ACATATTTTGCTTTATTATGTACCTTATAACGGCCAATTGATTTCTTATAATTCATAGTAGTTGTATAAATATAGTGAGTCACTAGTATTTATAACGGAGAATAAGATGCCAAGTATTTCTGAATTTAGTTCAAATATGTCCAAAGGGTTTGCAAGACCAAATCTATTTAGAGTAGAAATTTCTACACTCAAACCAGATAAACAAGTTGCTTATCAAATGAGTTGTTTTCAAGCACAAATACCTGGTCATAATATTGCAACAACAGATAAAGACATTGGTATTCGTTCTATAGCATATCAAAAAATATATTCTGATATTATTCTTGGATTTTATGTTGATGCTGATCTAAAACGACTAAAATTTTGGCAAGAATGGATAGATCGAATTGTAATAAAAGGAACATCAAATCGTCATAATTACTACGATAACTATATTGGACAAATTAAAATAACACAAGAAAATCGTTTTGGACATGATGTCGCAACATGGACATTACATGATGCATATCCAAAACAAGTAGATCCTATTCAACTAGACTACGGAACTAATGATGCTGTGATGACTTGTAATGCAACAATAACATATCGTCACTTTGATGTTGTATGGTTTGACGTTGTTAAAAAAGAAACTGAACAAACAGAAGCACAATATGCTGTTAGTTCTAATACAGAAATGAACAAAATAAATCCAATGTTAGAAATTCTTCTTGATAAACAAAGTTGGAACTTACGAGATGGTTCACCAGATAAATCTAATTTTGCAGGTTGGGATAATATGACTCAACAGCAACAACATATAGTGAATGAATACTATCGTCTACACGGTCCGTCAAAATCAGGAGGAGCCTTACATTCAGTAAGTCAACCAGTATAATATTAACATCATTTTATATAGGAGTGAAATGAAATGGGATTACCAACAATTGCAGTACCAGAATATACATTAATCATACCATCAACAGGAAAAGAAGTTAAGTACAGACCTTTCCTAGTTAAAGAAGAAAAAATTCTTCTCTTAGCTATGGAAAGTGAAAATACAGATGAAATTATTGATGCAACAAAAAATATAATTGAAAATTGTGTTTATACTGCTACTAATGTAAATGAAATGCCAACATTCGATATTGAATACATATTTCTTCAATTGCGTGGAAAAGCAAAAGGAGAAGTAATGGACTTAAAATTTAAATGTCCAAAATGTGAAGAAGAAATTCCATTAAACATAAAAATTGATGACATTAAAGTTATTACACATGATGACCACACACCAAAAATTGAAATAACTGATGAACTTGGTGTTATGATGAAATATCCAAATTTAATATTACAAAAACATATTGATACAGTAACAAAAGAACAAAATCAAATAGAAGCATTATTTGAAACTGTAATTAGTTGTATGGATTATATCTATGATAAAGAAAATACATATCCATCTAAAGACCATACAAAAAAAGAGATGGTAGATTTTCTGGAATCTTTAACAGATAACCAATTTCAAAAAATTTCTAAATTCTTTGAAACATTACCAGCTCTTAAACATGATGTTGAATTACATTGTAAACACAAAAAGGGCAAAGGAAAGGAAAAAAAAGAGTGTGGTTATAAAGAAAAAAGAACATTGGAGGGACTTCAATCTTTTTTCGCATAGCCCTTTGTCATGACTCGTTAGCGAATATGATAACAACAAACTTTAATATGATGCAACATCATAAATATTCACTAACTGAATTAGACAATATGATTCCATGGGAAAGGGAGATTTACGTTAATCTACTTATTAAACACATAGCAGAAGAAAATGAAAGAATCAAACGAGAACAACAGAGGTAACTAAACATGCCAGACATGGGAACAATTAAAACAGGTCCTAGTATTTTCACAGCTATGGAAGCTGCTGTTAAACCTTTAGCTACTTCTCTCAAAGTTATTGAACACAATACTGCGAGTCTATCGGCTGAACAACAATTTGAAAATAAAATATCTGATAAAAAAGCAGAAAAAATTGATAAAGAACAATCAAGTCTTTTACAAGCCATTAATAAAAATATTATTAAATCCATGTCTGAAAATGGTCTATGGAAATGGTTTTCAAATAACTGGGGAAAAATATTACTTGGTGCTGGTATATTATTACTACCATTAGAATGGTGGCATAAACTTTATAGTGGTTTTAAAACATTTTGGGACATGCCATGGTGGGGTAAGCTTGCAACCGCACTTACTACTATTGCTGCTTGGAAAATTGGTGGAGCAGCTCTCAGTGAAGTTGGAAGAAGAGCGATAAGTGGAAAAAAACCGACACAAATAATAAATACACCACAAGGATCACCAAAAGCATCACCAACATCAGCAAGACAGCGTTCATTCGATTTTGATAAGAAACCCAAAGCACCCAAAACAGACTTCAAAACAGGTCTAAAAAACCTTGTCGGAAAAAGACTTCTTCCAATATTAGGAGTAGGTGGTAGACTTCTTAGTTGGTATGCTGTCGCAGAAGGTGTGCGTGCCGTAAATGAAGAAATGATTAAAAAAGAAGAAAATAATTTTTTTACTGGAATAGGAAGTGCAGCAAGTTTGTGGTTGGAAAGAATAACTGCTGGTCTGGTAAAAAAAGACAATGTTGATAAAACAATAAAAGATTTTATGACTGATTTATCAAAAAGTATAATATCTTTATCAAGATCAATTTCACGACAAGCAACAAAAGTTAAACACGCAATGACTGCTGATTTTAATCTATCTATGCAAAGTCTGAAAGATACCTATGATAAAATAGCAAAGAAATCAGGTGAAATAGTAGAAGCAATTAAAAGTACAACAATGAAAGATGCAATCAAATCTGGTAAAATTGGTGGTGGCAGTACCTTGCGTGATAAAACTACACATCCAGGTGGAAAAGATGATGTATATGTGCCACCTTCTAATCCAGAAGCTGAACGGATATTAAAAAATCAGGCGGCGACGGCGGGTGATACTGGTGAAAGAAGTTTTTGGGATAAAACTAAATCTTTTTTTCGTGGTAAACCAAAACCAGCAGCACAACCAGTTGCACATATAAGAGGAGCTGTAACTCGTCTACACAATGTTGTTGGTGTACATGACGCAAATATGAGTGGAGTTAAATGGGGTAAGCTTGGTGGTAGAAAATTTATTGAAGGTTCTATTCTTAATACATGGAATGATCTTAACATACCAAAAAATCTTAAACCAACATTTACTAGTGGACTACGAGATTGGCCAGCTGGCTCAAAACATACCATAGGACAAGCATTCGATCTAAGATCAAAAGACTTGGGCAGATGGGGTCCTTCTATTTGGGCATCTCTATACGGAACTGAAAAAAACCCGGGTGCATTTAGAAGAGCTGGTTTTTGGGGTCAATGGGAAAAAGGAACAGTTAATGAAAAAGGAAGAACTGGTGAACACTTCCATTTCCAAAAAGCTGCAAAAGGATTTCATGGTACAGTAACTAAAGCTACTGGTTTTATTGCTGGTGAAGCAGGACCTGAAAGAGTAGATATTGCTCCATTAGTCCATCCAGACACAAGAATGAATGCGATGAATGCTCTAAATGCAGAAAACCAGACTGCCCGAGGTGGACAATCTGGTTCGTCACCAGTAGTAATTACTACTGATGTTCAAAATGTTAGTAATAGCGGTGGTACTGCTGTCTACGCCATGAATAACTCAGCTCACAATCAAAAACCATTAGTGACTTCTAAATTATAAATGAAACTAATCTTGCTCTGCTAACTTCTTGAAGTAGTCCAGAGTATCATCAGTCTTTTCTCCAGTAGCTACTGCATCATCTGTACTTTCTTCAATCGTACCAGCAAACTCTTTCCCTTCATGAGCAATAACAGTATTGAAACGAGCTTCAAGTTCTGCATAGTTCTTAAAGTTCTTTTCTTCCACAATCTCATTTAAAGAATACTGTTGTTTCCAGACATCCTCAAGTTTCTTCTCATCACTATTTAAAGGACAAGACTCAGTAAACTCAGACTTGTCATAGTTTGGAAAACCATCTACTTGACGCATCTTAATTTTAAAGTTTGCACCTTCCCATAGATCAAAAGGATTCAATGGAGTCTCATCTTTAAACTCTGGATTCATCACACCAGTAATCTTCTCAAAGATTTTCTTTCCATAACGAAACAGAAATACTTTTCCTTCATTCTGTGGATTAGCTGCATCTTCCACAACATAGATATTGGAATAGTAATTCAATTTGCGTCTGCGTTCTCTAGCTATATTCTTATCAGAATCAATACCAGAGTTCCACAAAGCTGTGTTTGCTTTTGATACAGGATCGTCCTTACCAAGAGTTGTTAATGAGTTTTCAATGTACCAACCACCTGGCCCTTTGAAG